CCTGTTTTCCATGCAGCAACACCACGGTTATATACTTTGCGTAATATACCAATTGGCATACCAGACTTCTCAGCCTTCTTAGCTAAACCAGTTTTAGCATCTTCGCCAAACATCTGTTTATACTTTTTTGTATGTTTAGATGTTTTTGTTTTAGCTGTAGCATCCCCAGGAGCTGGCTTATAAGCATCAGGATTATCATCTGCCATTTTAGCTTGCTTCTTAAACTGAGCATCACGTTTTACTTTAGTTGACTTAGAAAGACCTTTATGATATGCAGCTGGCTGTGCTCCGTCACGATCCTTAATATCTGGATCTTCGGCTTCTTTAACACTTTCGACATAACCTTTATCACCAGGCTTTTTGTTATGATTAAAAACTTTTTTACCAAGTGGTGTTAGATTGCCTTTTTTATCATACATCTGATTAACAAGCTTTTTCTCAGCTGCAGTTAATTCTGTAATATTATCTTCAACCTTTTCATCAAACTTAACATTTGGATATTTCTTACGGAATGCAGTATGATCTTTAGAAGCAGCAGATGCTCTTTTCTTAGCGGCTGCAGCATCTTTAACATTACTACTATGTTGCTTGTTTACATCAATGCCTTTTTTCTTTAGCTGTTGATTAAATCTTGCTCTACCGAATGCTTCATCTAATCTGAATGACTTAAAAGATTTCATTATTTTTTCCTCAAGGCTGCAGCAGTCATCTTATGCTTGCTAATTAGAGCAGTAGTTGCCATGCTTGATAGCCATTTTATATCAGCTTTTCTTACCTGAAGTAATTCGTCTTTACTAAATTTATTAACAACTTTACTTAATTCACGTGACTTATCAAGTGGAAGTCTATCTGGCATACTAGAATATGCTTTTTTAAGTTTATCCAGATCAAAAGCTTTTGCTTCATTTACTGGTACGAATGTATTAAATGATTTCATTTCTTTACTCATCTTCCTGGTTTGTCCCATCCTTTTAATATATCAGGTGAAAAGTTGTTGTATGAAAATTCCATACGATCAACTATTTTCACAGCATCACCGCCAAGTTTATCAATTGCTACATAACCTTCTTCACCAGTGGTTGTATAACCATTCTTAGTTTTAACAAAGGTTTTAGTATTACTTAGTTTATTAAGACTATTTATAAGTTTTAATTTAGCTAGTACAATAAGTTTTTGTAACTCGAACATACGAATTAAGTTAGTTCTATTAGTAGGAGAGAAGAATGCAAGTAGATCATCAAGCTTTTTCTGTCGTGATGCTTTACCTCTATCAGTCTTCATCTTTGCTTTTTCTGCTTTATATCTGTTGTCAATCCAACGAATGAGACCAGCAGTGTGTCTTGTTGTGTCTTTGATAACTTGACCTTTACGGACAAACGTGTTGTTATATTGTTCGATATGTTGTGCAAGTAATTGATTTGCTTCCAGTTGTCTAAGCGTTGTTCCTGAGATTGTCGTGAATAGTTTACCGCAGTCACTAAGTAGTTTGGTAACATCTTTAGTATCCTTTGCAGACATAGTCACATTAGTCATATCTCTTAACATAGCATCTTGTGACCATACGTTTTTAGATTTTTTAAATTTACTTGTATTGACACCATATGACGCCTTCATGTCTTCAAAGTTTTTACCTTTATATGTTGTGTGCCATACAATTCCAATTTTTGATTTTGTGATGTCTCGTGCGGCTGTACTATTATTAGGCACAGCATACACAATAGTATTAGGATGAAAAGTAACGAATTTATCTCCATCTATTGTCTCCTTATTAAGGTCTCCGGAACTATATAAAAAATCACCTTGGATCACACCTTTAATACCTAGCTCCGGTAAATATTGAAGTGCATCTTTTAGTTTGTCTGCAAGGTCACCTGATGTATCTTCATCAACTTCGGCTGCAGTTTTATAAATTTTAGGGTTCTTATTAAAGATACCTTTCTTAGCAACAAAGAATTTGCCATCTGATGGATCTTCTCCAGCAAAGATAGCAGGGGCTCCGTCCCACTTAACGGATACTGATCCACTATGAGAACCTTTTAACATATCACGCAGTTCACGCAAAGCTAGTATAGCTTCACGTGTACCTTTTACACCACCATAGAGGACCTTATCCTCGATATGAGTCATGTGTGTATTCTTTTGTTCTGTTAATGTATCTTCAAATTTTAACATCAGCTACGTGAATCCCAAAAAGTTTTGCTTAATTCACCTCTGGTTCTATTGGTATCACCAACTTTACGAACCTCAGTATATACTTGATGAGCGCCTGCTCCAGAACCAAAAGTTCTAATACCATTAGTTTGCTTTAACCATAAAGCACGATGAGGACTACCTACCCCAGGATCTGCTGGTGCATTATTGTATTCCCAACCTGTATTGTTTGTTATTGCTACCCAAGCCATTTAGTTTCCTTACTTATTAAAAAGTTATAACATCTCTTGTTTTTGCAGAACGATCTGTTATAACAATTCTACCTTTTCCGTCGCCACGTGATGGTGATTTACCATAAACAGTTGGTATACCAGCTCGATCTTTCTTCATTGGATCAAATGTCTGATCTTCCCTACGTGCTCTTAATCTAAAATATAAATCGTGATCATTTGAATATCTCTTAGCATCAGTGATCTTACCATTTAAATCTAATACATTTGTTTTAATATTATATTGTGCTTTAACATCCATTGGACCAATATACATGTAATGAATAGGTCCGCCCATAGCTGTACTACCTATGACAAGTTTCATTTTATCCTTATCATTTAGTTTAGCAAATAAGTCAGGGACTTTATCACCAATTTTTAGTTTCTTTTTGTGATGTTTAAGTGCGGCATCCATAAACTGACGACCAATGCCAGGCAGAACTAATTCGATACCAGCGAGTCCACCACCCGCTAGGGATGGTGCTGTAGTACCTTTCATAGAAAGATTATATTTCTTTCCCTTACTTGTTGTTATAATAACATCAGTATAGGGTTCAGTACCTGCTTTACTTCGTCCAGAATACTTTTCAGCTTTAACTATATCTTTAACAGTTAAATCTTTTGTCTTTACTGTAATACCTTTGTTTATTAAAGTAAAGGCATTATTAATAGCATCTACAAAGCCATTCTCTTGCCTTTCGGCACTTTGACCAGCTTCAGTAATATAATTCTTAAAACTTTTCATACCTTATACCCATTTAATTAACTATTTGATACTATTTATAACAAAATGTTTAACCAATGCGCCGTATATAAGCCTTATTTCCATCCCATTCTGCTCTGAATTGATACTGTTCTAGTCCATCATCCATCAAGTCAATGTTTAATGACTTGATGGTTTTCTTTAGACTAATGAATTCAGCTTCACTTACATCTGCAGCATACAGATCAGGGTCCTGTTTATCATTAATAAGTTTCATTATTTACTCCTTAAGCAGCCAGCGCATAGCTGACTGCCTTTTCTGCTGCTTTTACTTTACGCAACTGGTTAGTTCCAAACCACTGGCTGTGCAATCTATTCTCTGGATTGCGACCTTGTAAGTGATCAGTAACATAAGTTACAGAATTAAAAGCTTGCCACCAAGTACCCTCTGCATAGTTAGCACCAGGTTGAGTTTCTAGGTTCTCTAAACATAGCTGAGCTGTACGAGACATTTCCTCTTTTGTATTTACTTCAGATACCTTGTTAGGTGTGTGAGTGTGAGGAAATACTTCATTGTAGTAATTTAGCAAATCTTTAATATCGAAGCGGCGTGATCCAATAAATTGAGCCATTTCTTTATACTTTGCAAACTTCTCGTGTGCAATACCTAATTGCTCTTTAACCATATCAGGGTTAAACTCACGACGGTGACCTACAGCAATAGCACGATCAGCTTTACTTTCTAGGCTCATTGTAAGTGTATTATTACATACAACACGTACAGGAGTAAATCTAACATTAATAGATTTTCCATACTGGTGAGGATTAGAGAATAGAAGGTATGAATCAACTTGATCATCACCAAACACATCGAATGATTCTTTGACTTTAGCCAATGCCCATACCTGTTGACCACCTTTAAGTGAACCAGCTGTATGCATTTCCATATCACCAGCTGCAACATATTCTGCAAAGAATTCAAAAGCAGTTTCATTCTGAACTGGGTTCCAACCTTTACCAACATTTGTTAGTACAGAGTTGTCTGATGAGCGGATCAAAGACTGTTGACCAGTCTTGATTGCTTTATCATCAACAAGAACATATGAGTCATGTTTCTTAACTTCCCAATCAAGACCTGCTTTTTGCATCATCTGAACAGGGCTTAATTCATTAGATACCTGAGTACCTAATCCGTGCCAAGGTGTTTCTCCAACAAAAGCCATTTGAGCTACACCATCAATCATTTCTACTTCGTGTGACATTATATAATTTCCTTTTCACTTTTAATTTGATATAAGTATTATAACAGAAACCAAACTAGATGTAAACACCTAATTTGATCTTTTTTCAATTTAATTTGCCTTTATTTCGACAATGTCCATAAGGTCTTTAACCAACTGCTTACCATAGTCAGTAAACAAAATACCACGAGACCAAACCCAATGAGATACACATTGCTCAGAATAAAACTTATCCTCTTGAGTCATCCAGCGCAGAGCAGTTTCTCTGTCTTTAGCACCTAGCTCAATCATATCAAGTATCTCACCAGTAAACTCAAACACATTACGAGCAGCACGCCGTTCATCATCTTGAGTAACTGCTTCAAGCTCATCGCAAAGAGCATTATATAACTCATTCTTTTGACGAGGAGTACGAGAGTTCCACTCATCCATTGCTTCACCACGAGGACGATATCCATAAACATCTTTATGAAGATCAGAAAATAAATCAGTTGTGTAAGTATACATTATAAGTACCCCTCTCTGCGAGCCCAAAGTTTATAAACTTTATAAGCTTTAATAGTTGTATCAGTTTGTGCTAATGGAGCACGTTCAATGAATTCGATAAGTTGATCAAAGTTCATTCCAAGAAATTCACACTGTTTATTTAAAACAGTAGTTGCGCCTTTAATTTGCATATTACGCTACCTCCTTAAAACCAAAGTTAGAAACAACAAATCTTGTACCTGCATCATCTTCGATGATATCACCGATTGAGATAGAAGCCATACGAGTGTTAAAAGGACCACGGTCGATAGCTGACTCAGGGCCAACATTACCGATATGGAATACTTGATCCAAATCATTAGCTTCGATCATACAAACTTTGCCATAATGACCATCAGTCCAAGCATCATCTGCTATATTAGCAATGCC